GGTCAAACCTTCCGCATCATTATCGACGACGCCCTGCATCAGCCCCGCGTTCGGCCCGTCCAGCCAGCGCAACGTCCCAAACGCATAATGCCCCGGCTCCAGCCCGCCGATCGTCGCCAACTCGCCCGCCACGGCATCGATGGAGACCACCCGCCGCAGCCTCGCCAGGTCCATCCGGCAGGCCCTGTCCCCCAGCCGCGCGCGGCAATCGGGCGATGTGGACGGCGCGACCGGCGCGCGCAGCGCCGCCGCTCTCCCCGTCAGCTGCGCCGTGAACGCATCGCCCTTTCGGCTCACCGCGCCAATCTCGCCGGCCGTCAGCAGCAGCCACAGCGCGCCCGGCGCCTCCCATTCCGTCAGCCGTAATTCGATTTCCGCGCCATCCCAGCGTCCGGCGGCCAGGTCCGCCTCGCTGATCGCGTCGCTGGTCAGCGCGCCTCGCGCATCGCTGTCCCCCGCCTCGCGCGTGATGCCGCCGCGCACCGCCGACGGCGTCATCCCCGGCGCGGCGCGATAGCGCACATGGCCGATCAGCAGGTCACGGTCATGGCTCGTCAGGCCGATCGTCACGCCGTCCCGCCGCGACAGCCTCCAGCAGAAGGCCAGCGTGCATAGCGGCTTGCCCAGCGTCTCGGCCAGATTTTCCGCCACGCTCATTCGCGTATCTCCACCAGCGGCGCCGACGGCGCTTCCCCGGCCGCGAAGGTCGCGCGGTTGATCTCCAGCCGGTCCTCGGCGAAGCGCACCGGCACGTCGAAACGGAAACCCGCCGTCAGCAGCGCGCCCTCGGCGGGCGCGGCCTCGAACGCGATCACTCCCAGCCCCGCATGGCTCCAGCCGCCCACCTGCTCCACACCGTCCACCGCGACGCGGATCGTCCCGGGCGTCGGCCGCGTCACGATCCGGCCCTGCGCCTCTGCGCCCTCGCCATAGTAGCGCATCAGCTGGAACGTCGTCGTCACCCCGTTCCCGGTCCCCAGTCGCTGGTCCATCGGCCCCGGCGCTTCGCCCAGGTCACAGCTCCGGTCGTCATAGGGATCGGTGAAGCGGAACCCGCGCGCCGCCCCCCGCCTTGCCCGAAAAAAGGCGATCAGCGTCGCGATATCGGCTTCGCTTCGCACGCCCGGCCCGGCGTCGAAGCGCAACCGCGCATCAGCCCAGTCGCTCGACCGTCGCTCATGCCCGGACGGGCTCTCGATCACCTGCGTCGAAAAGGCCGGCGTCACGCTCGCCTCCCGCCCGATCGCGAGGGGGAAGACCACATCGTCGAACGCCTGCATATCATCCTCCCCATCGATCCTGAAGCAGGTGAAGCCGTCGCGCGCCACCTGCGGCAGCGCCCAGATGAAGGTCGCCGCCGTCCCCCGCGTCCGCGCCGCCTCCGCCGCGTCGGCGATGCGCGCCCACTGGCCGGCGTCCTCCGGCTTCAGCACGAAGCCGGAAAAATAATGCTGCTCCTCGACGGGATAATGGAGCCGCGCCGTGGCCAGCGCCACGCCGCGCGCGGTCAGCCCGGCGCGCCCCTCCGTCACCCAGTCATAATCCTCCAGTTGCAGCACGTCGAAGGCCGGACTGGCCCAGCCGACCGGCATGTTCGCCCGCTTGGCCTCCGGCGCCGCCGGGTCCAGGATGGTCGGCAAATAGGCCAGCAAATGCGTCACGGCCTCGGGCGCGAGCGCCTTCACCGCAGCGCACAGCGCCGCCGTCGATGCAGCCAGCAGCGCCCCCGCCGCATCCAGCAACGCCTTTTGCGGCGCGCTCATTGCGCCTCGCACATCCGGGATCGACACCGGACTTCCGCCCAGCGCCGCCCGCGCGGCATCGTCATACAGGCATATGCGACCGTCCGCCGGCATCACCCACCACCACGGCTCCCCCACCTGAAATCGGATCGTCAGGCCAGCCGCCAAGGCGATGGCGACAAAGGCCTGCGCCACCGCCTGCAAATAGCCCATCGCCCCGCCATGCGCGGGCGACAGCAGCGTCGATGGCGGCTCCCATCCCGTCAGCGCCGGATCGCCATTTTCCGCCCGCTGCTTCCAGTCATTCCAGCAATGGGCGTTGAAAAGCTCGTAGCTGAGCGACCAGATGACATCGAATCCCAGCGCCTTCGCCCGGCTGGCGAAATCCGCGTGCCAGGCCGCGCACGGCGCATTGAGCACGCCGCCCGCGAGACTGACGTACAGCCCGCCGCCCGACCGTTCGAGCCGGAAATAATGGCTCATGCCCACATAATGGTTGATCGCGCCGCGGTACCCCAGCGCATGAATGGCCGAGATGATTCGCTCGGGCGTCTGGTTGAACCCGTCATCATAGCCGGTCGCCATCGACAGCCCATGCTCGGGCGCCATGACGTCGCCCACCGCCAGTACCGATCCCGCGCCATCACAGCGCATCTCGCTCAGGTCCGCCCAGCCCTCGACGGCCGCCGCGAACGGCGTATCGCCCCCGTCATAGCTCGGAGCCACCAGTGAAATGAACATTCGATCCACGTCGCCCGCCCAGACGGGATCGGCCTCCGCCGGCAGCAGATAGCCTCCGTCCATGGCGGAAAAATCCAGCACGATTTCCGCATCTTCCGGCGTACCGCTGGCATAGTTCCACAACCGCACATACCAGGCGCGCGAAACGCCGTCCGCGTCCCGTCCCTCGATCGTCAGCGTTGGCCCGTTGGTCTGGTCCAGCCGGCGCACGCCCCCGCTCCGCCAGCGGAACCGCAGGACGCAGGCCCGGAAATCCCGCGCCGTCTCATAGGCCAGCAGCGGATGGCTCCATGTGTCCTCCGCCTCCCAGATCAGCCCAGCCAGATCGCCCGAGCCATAGAACACGCAATCCACCCGCAGGGCGTCACTCGCGGTCGTCACCACGCTCGCCATCATCGGCCGGGGGAAATTGACCGTCCAGTGCGTCGGCGCGAACCGCTTCAGCCATCCCGCGTCCTGGCCGCGCCTTTCGGTCGCGAGCCAATAATCGATCCCGCTCATCCTTCCAGCGCCCCCCTGACCGCGCGCGCGACCTGCCGCGCGCTGCGCGCCAGCAGCTTCGGCTCGCTTTCCCCGCCGCGTCCGTTGATGGCGATGTTCACCCGCACGTCGCGCAGGCCGCCGCCCGTCGCGATGTTCCCGCTCGATGTCGGCACGAACAGTTCCGGGCCACGCTCGCCCACGACATAGGCGCGCCCCGGCGCCACCGGCCCGCCGGTCGCCCGCCCAGGCAGCCCCAGCGCCGACGACAGCAGCGACGTGCCCAGGCTCAGCAGCCCGCCACCACCGCCGCCGCCACTCCCGCCAAGCAGCGACTTCAGGCTGCTCGCCGCGATCTCGTCCAGCGCCGACAAGGCGATGCGCTTCAGGTCGTCGAACCCCAGCTTGCCCGTGCGCACCGCCCGCAACAGCCCCTGCTCGATGCGCCGCCCGGCCCGGTCCGCCCCGTCCGCCAGCGGCCCCTCCAGCGTGCCACGCATCGCCTCGACATCGCGCGACAGGCCTTGCGTATCCGCTCGCACCCGCACGACCAGCGTCTCGATTTCCTCATCCATGCGCGCCCTCCCCGCCAAAGCATCCCTGCGCGCCACGATCCGGCATCGCGGCCATCAACCGGCGCAGCTCATCGCCATCGACACCGGCCTCGTCCTCGCATTCGCCGGCCGCCGCCCGCAGCACGCTGGCCAGTTCATCGGGCGTCGCCCGCCAGAATTCGTCGGGCCGCCAACCCAGCAGCCATCCCGCCACGCCCGCGAGCCGCGCGGCGCCCTGCGTGAAACTCATCGGCCCGCCAATATCTGCCGCAGCACGGCCTTCAGCGCCGGCGTCACCGTCGCAAGGCCCGCCGCGATCACCGCCTCGCCCAGCGCTTCGCGGCTCAGCGCGCCGCGATCCGCCAGGCAGTGCCAGAACAGCCCGACCAGTTCGCCGATCGACAGCCGCCCCTCCGCCGCCCGCTCCACCAGCGCGAACAGCGGCCCCAGCTCCGCCTCCGCCGCCACCAGCGCCGCGAAGCTCGGCCGCAACGTTAGCCGCTCGCCGCCCAATTCCAGCGCCGCCTCGCCGCGCGCCTCGTTCGGCGGCGCGCTCATTGCGACACCACCGCGCCGCTGCTCTCCAGGCTCAGCGCATAGTTGCGCTCGCCATTATAATCGCCCGCATAGTCGAGCCGCGTGACCAGGAACTTCCCCCGCATCCGCTCCCCGCTCTCGAAGCTCAGCTCATAGTCGTCGATTGTCCCGGCGAGCGCATGGTTGCGGATGCGCACTTCCGCCGCCGATCCGGTGAAGATGCCCGCCGCCGACACGCTGACCGATCGCACCCCCGCGCCCGACAGCAATTCGCGCCATCCGCCTGAATCCTTGGACGTGACGTTCACCGCCTCGCCATTGACCGACAGCTGCGTCGTGCGCATCCCCGCCACCGTCGCATAGGCGACCGGGGCGGCGCCATCGCCCACCTTCAACAGAAATGCGCTACCCTTCTCCACGCCCATGACGCGTCCTCCTCCCTCACATGATTTACCTGTTCGCCGTCATTGCGAGCGCAGCGAAGCAATCCATTGGGCGCGCCCGTGGATCGCCTCGCTCCGCTCGCAACGACGAAAAGCTGCCGGCTCAGCCACCGCGCATGGCTCAAAAATTGGCCACCGCGCGCAGCCGGTAATCGACCACCGCCTGCCATCCGTCCCGCCCGCGCGCGGTGCGCGCCACGCGAGACCGCACCAGGCGCGCCGTCACGATGCGCCAGTCGTCGCTCGCTCCATCCAGCCCGGCCATCGCGACGCCCATCCGCGCCAGCAAGGGCGCCAGAGCCCCCGGCGTCGCGCCCGCATCGAACAGGCTGATGGTCAGCCGCAGCTCGCGCCCATCCACATCCTTCGCGCCCCATTCCGCGCCCAGGCATTCGCCGACCACCGCATAGGGTTCGCTCGCCCGCGCCGGCGCGCCATCGAACAGCCCGTTCAGCGCGTCCATCAGCATCGGGTCTTCCCGCAGCGCGGCGATCACCGCCGCGCGCACCGCCACCTCTACGCTCATCGCCCGCTCCTCCCCGCCTCGCGCAGCGCCAGATCGCGCCACCAGCGCGCGACGATCCCCGGCCCTGACAGCCGCACCGCCTCGCCCTGGATCGCTGCTTCGACACCCATCGCCCGCGCGTCGGCGGCAATCGCCGCCCGTCGCCGCGCCGCCCGATTTTCGAGCAGCGCGAGCATTCGCGTCGCCAACATCAGGACAGCCGCATCCGCCGCCATGGCCGCCACAGTGCGCTCACCACCGCCGGCGGCGCCACATCCTCCTGCCCGCGCGCGGTGAAATGCTCGGCCGCCAGCCGCACGATGCCCTGCCGGATCGCCTCGGGCAGGTCGGGCGCGGTCTCCGCCATGCCCGCGCGGTAGCGCACCTGCAGCAGCGCGCCGCCGATCGGCCCGATCGCCCGTACCCATCCTTCGCCCGCCGCGTCGATATCGACCGCATAGGCATCGACCGGCAGCGCCGATGCGCTCCCCGCAGCGTCCACCGCCATCGCCTCGATGATCGCTGTGACCGGCCGCGCCGCCAGCCTGTGCCAGCGTCCGTCGGCGGCTACGGTCTCCCGCGCCTCGCGCGCGATCAGCCATTGGCCCAGAAACTGCTCGCACAGCGCGCCCGCCGCCCGCAGCAGTCCCGCCAGCACCGCATCCTCCCCGTCCGCCGCTATCCGCAGATAGGCCTTCAGCTCCGCCAGCGACGCCGGCAGGCCCGCGCTCTCCCTGTCCGCCAGCATCAGCGCTCCTCCACCCGCATGTCGAACGACCGCTCATCCACCTGCCCGTCCGACAGCGTCACGCGATTGCTCACCCGATACAGCCGCCCGATCCGCCCCCCGGTCAGGCGCACACTTGTCCGCGTCGGCTCGGCCGCATCGTTCGCAACGCTGACGCCGCCCGCCTCGTCGGGCGCGATCGCCCAGCTGCTGGCCAGGATCGTCTGCCCGGCCAGGTAGGCGGACCAGTCGATCGCATGATCCACGGTCGCGCCGGGATCCTTCAGATACAGGCTCATCGCTCATGCCTCCCCATTCGTGTCGCGCGGTCCGCCTCCGGACGCTCCGTCCGCGCGCTGGCCCGCACCCGCTCGCCCTGCGCCGGTCGCGCACCGCCGGGGCGCATCCCGCCCCAGCGATCCGGCGCCGTCCGCACGTCGCCCAGCGCGTCGCCGCCGATCGCTTCACCCTGCATCGTCATCGCCCCCCATCAGGGCCTCAATCCGCGCGAGCTTCCGCCGCAGCCAGGCCGCCTCCAGCGCGAAACATTCGTCATAGCGCAGCCCCCATCGCTCGCCCGCCTCCACGGCCGGCCGAAGCACGACGCCCTCATCGTCGCGCTGCTCGGGGATCGCGTCCCAGCTGTCGTGACACAGCAGCCCCAGCCGCACCGCCGCGCCTTCACCCAGCCGCGCGTCGATCGCGTCGCGCACCTGCTGCGCGATCAGCCCACCATGCCAGCGCGCCGCCTCCGGCCCCTTTTCCGCCAGCGCATCGCGCCAGCGATAGCGGACCCAGCCGATAGCGGACCAGGCATCGAGCAGCGCGTCGTCGAACGGCTCGACATCCGTCTTCAACCGCGCGTCGGACGTATTGACCGTGCCATTGCCGGCAAATAGTTCCGACCATCGCAGCGCCGCCGTCCCGCACGACCGGTTATTGTCGGTCGACGGCCGGGTGATCCCGCCCAGCGTCACCGTCCCGGTCGCGCGCTCGACGGAGATCGCCGACGCGATCGCCGCGCCGCTGTCGTCGAACCGCTCGATCAGCAGGTCGGATCCCACATTGCCGCCCGCTTCCGTGCCCCCGCCCTTGCGCAGCAGCCAGCGCGCCGACGTCCCGCTGCGCAGATAATGGCCCGCGCTCTGGCCTGCCGGCGCATCGATCAGCACCGTCATGGCCCCCGACGCGCTGCTCGCCTGCAAGGCCGAGATATTGGTGATCGATCCGCCGATGATCGTGACCGCGCTCGCCGTCTGCGTAGCGATCGTCCCCAGCCCCAGGGCCGTGCGCGCCGCCGCCGCGGTGGTCGCGCCCGTGCCGCCATTGGCCAGCGCCAGCGTGCCCGCCAGCGTCAGCGTGCCGCTGCCGGTAATCGGCCCGCCCGACGCGCTGAGGCCCGTCGCGCCGCCCGAAAGCGCCACGCTGGTGACGGTGCCCACATTCGCGGTGGCCCCGGTCGCGATGCCGGACAATTTGGTGGCCTCGGCGCTGCTATAGCCCTGATAGCCGGCCGCATAGCCGATGCTGATCGTGCCCGCCGCCGTGACCGGCGTTCCGGACACCGACAGCCCGGTCGGCACGCTCAGCCCCACGCTCGTCACCGTGCCTGTATTCGCCGTCGCGCCCGTCGCTACGCCGGCCAGCTTGGTCGCTTCGGCGGTCGTATAGCCCTGGTAACCCGCCGCGTAGGATAGGCCGATCGTGCCCGATCCGGTAACGGGCGATCCCGATACGGACATG